GGGAAGCTCATATTTATTGTTTCTATTTAGGTCATTTTTTATTCTTCTTTGCTTAGTATATACATCTTGTTTTTTAATCTCAATGTCAGCCATTATGAAAGCTTCATCGTGCATTTGTTTATAATACACCATTTTCTGCTGTATCTGCTGAAAAGTTTCATCGTTTGTCTGATTAGCTAAAGTTTCAAACATTTTATATTTAATGAATGCTTCAATAAACTCTCTAATACGATAGTTGTCTGGAATCATTTGATTTCCTCCATTGTCATATTCTGTAGAATAAAAAACTAAATGTACAATCCCACTTCTGAAATTTGTAACAAATTTATTATCCCTTATATCAAATGAATCATACCCTGCTGCTCCAGGTGTGAATGCGTTGATTGCAGGTCCTGTAGATTGATTTCTCCAAGCACTATTATATTCAACATCACAATTAGACCTTGCAGATATATTTCCTGGCTTAAGTAGATATTCCTGTTTATATGATCTTGCAGATTGTTGATTTGTTTTATATACAGCTTGAATTATTTCTGGCATACAGTCACACTCACATCCTGATTGATTACAGGATGAGCATACTTCACCTCCTACTGTGACAGGACTAACTTGAATAGTGGTTTGTGAATCAGCCTGAGAATAAAAAGAGTTAGCGTTTTGGTATGGATATTGAGGAATTTCTGTACACATCCAAGCTTCCCTTACAGCAAAAAAATTATCTGGAAGTCTTGCTTGAAAATCTTCTATAAACAATGCCTGCTCAGAAATGACATAGGATGACCTACCCAACTTTCTTAGGCACTTATCTACATAAGTGGGAAACATCAAATCATCAATAGCTCCAGTATCAAAATAACTTTTAAGTTCTTCTTTTATAGTGGAGTAAACTATTTCAGGACTTGTGAAATTGTAACGATAGTAGTATGACATTTACTTTATTTTATTTATCTTTTACAAGAGTATAGAAGATTAACACTTCCATTCTTTATAGATGTGTTGGTACATCTCATTGGTATTTATGTAATGTGAAAGTAGTCTGGATGTTACACGTGAAGGTTTGAAATACCATAAATCTGTATTCTTTAGTCTAGCTGTATCTTTAAACCACATCCACCCAAAGAAATACCCTTCTGTATGAAAATTGAAATTATAAATCTTCTTTTTCTTTTCTTTTGATTTTTTCCAATCTATAGGAAGATTAATAAACTCTTTACCGTCTTTTGATTTTATTCTTTTTCTTTTCTTCTTATTGATTGAGAACTCTCCAAATCCATAAGGAAGCTTTGCTTTTTCTCCTGTTTCAAGTATATATTGTTTGTAAGCTTCTGTATAAGAATATATAATGTTTCTCCACTCATCAAAAGTTAATTTTATTGAGGGATTTTTCTTACAAAAATTTATATAGTTTTCCTTACTTGAAGATCTCCAATCTACATGAATTCTCAAGGTAATACCTCCTTCCATTTATAACCATATACTGATTTATTATTTTTTATAGATTTAGTTATATGAGTTCCACTTTTTCGTTTTCCTAAAAATCGTAGAGCTTCTTCTTTAGAGTTAAAAGTATTTAAAATTTCATTATTTACAGGATTTATCATTTGAATTTTTGCAAAAGTAGCAATTCTATATGGTTTGGGTTCTATCTTATTTGAAAATTTGGAACTCCAATAATAACCTTTACAATAATTATTATTCACTTCTTTAACTGCTATTTTTTGTAATGTAGATTTATGAACTTTACAATAAACTGAAGCTTCTTTTATACTATCCCATTCTCTAATAAAATTACCATTTAAATCATATTGATATATTCTAACTTTTTTTGTAGCAACTCTTATATGTCTTGATGTTTTTAATTTATTAATTGTAGATTGACTAACTACCCTACCTAAACTTCCATCACCTCCATCTGTCATATTTGCCAAACATCCTGTTTTTAAATCTATTCTACCATATAAGCTAATAAATTCTTTTTCTTTTTGTTTAATAAACTCACAATCATTAGATTCAAATAAAATTTCAACTTCATATTTAGTTTTATTTACTATTAAATTCCAAATTTTTGAATCTTTTCTTTGTTTAGAGAAAGCTCTATAATATTCTGATCTGTAAGTTTTTGAAAAACTTTTAGTTTTAGTACCAATACCAATGTAAAATGGTTGGTTTTTGTCAAGTCTAATATGTCTATATAAATAGTACATTAATTTGTAGGTTTTGCATTTGGTGCTTGTCCATCAACACCATCATCAGTCATATCTGTTTTAATTGCAAAATATGTACCTAACAGTTTTTGTGATGTAAGCTCTAACACTGGTTTTTCTAAATACCCAGGTAGGGAATAAGGCTTATCTAAAGGATTTTTACAATAGTCTTCTAAATCAGGTTCATAACCTCCACACCCACATTCGGGATATAAAATCTCATTAGGCACATCATTTTCAAAACAAGCAGATATTCTTATTGCTTGTAACAAAGGATTACTAATGTAAAGATACCCATTCATTATCCAGAAGTATTCTTCCTTTTTAACAATAGGGAGTTTTAGTAGATTTATATATCTATTTATTGTGATTTCTTTTAGTTTATTACCTTTACCACTTAATGCATTTATTGAATAAACACCTTGAATAATATATTGATAATTACCTTCTGCTATACGAGGAAGTTTGTATTTGCTCCTTGCAATAGTACAAGGATCAACATAATCGCAACATTCTGAAATAGAAACTTCTACCATTTCCAAACAAGGAATAGTAGTAAACAATGTATCAGTAGCCCAAAGCTTTCTAAGATTTGTTTCTCTCTTAACCAGTAAGAGTGTGTTGTTTCTAATTTCAGATGCTATTGCTCTATCAGTTATTAAATTATCAGTTGATAATAATTTATGAGTTGCTCGTATGTCTGAAACTAATTTTCTTAAAGTTGACATTATAAGTATTGTTTGAATATATTTGTCATTCCATTAAACTCCTCTATGAGGAATCCTGTAACTTCAGCTCTAGAAGTTGTATAGCCATTCTTATCATCCCATGAGCTTTTAGCATTTGAAAATGCAGGAATCTGATAAAACTTAATACCGTTGAAATCATGACTTAATTCATGATGTTTATCTCCTGTAAATATGTAGAAGTTAGAATGTTCACTCCAACGATCTTTATATTCCATTGGAAATAATGCTGCAAGTTTAGCTGGTTTAATTGCATCTCCATGATTGAACATCATTGCTGTGTCACCAAATGTCACATACTTTCTATACTTAGGAGAGCAATCGAAGCTAACTCTATCATTGTTTTTAAAATACGCAGTTAACCAAGTGATTAAATGCCATCCAATAAACTCATCATGATTACCAGCTACATAAATGATATTTAAATTATATGTTTTATTAAGGAGCAAGGTTATCATATCAATCTCATGATTACATATTTCTTCAAAAGATTCATGATATGAAAGAATATTTTGTTGAGGAGTTCCTTTAGTTGTAGTTCCTGTAAACTCACTATTAAATTCATCAGATCCAATTATATAGTAAATATCATCTATATGATTTGATAGACTAGCTTGATTTACAATAATCTCCACTTTGTGTAAAATGTTGTCAAATCTATCAATGATGTCATTTTCTCCATTTATATCAAGTTTATTTAGATGAGAGTCTTGTTTATTAATAACTAAACATGCTGAAGGTTTATCCTCATCACTCCTTTTAAAAGTATTAGTTTTTGGATGTGTAGGAGTGTAGTCTTTTAAAAAATTAACAAACGAATCTTGAAATTCTTTTTCTGTAGTTTTCTTAGACATCCAAGCTTTAACCTGCCAATGAGGAGTTGATTCATTTCCCCAATAGTTCTGTACGTATTTAGTTATCTCCCACTTTTCAGTGTCAATTTTACATTTACGTATCAACTCATCTAGTGTTTTAATCTCTTCCTTAGAGTTGAATATCACCTCTCCCGTTCCTTTGCTGATATCTTCTTCATATTTAACAATACAAGCTTCAAGCTCACTTATATAATTTGCAGATTCAACCTCATCATCTATGGAGGATTTGTACCTTAGGTCACTTAAAAGCCTACCGATTTCTTTTTCTGAAATACCAAGTTTATCAGCCATAAACTTCTTACTTTTTTTCCAAGCTAACAGCTGTTCTAGCTTTTCTAATAGACTCTGAGATTCTCTCATATTGAAATTGTTTGGTTAAAATTACTGTAAAGATAAAAGATAATTTTGATATTAACAAAATTATTTTAATTAATTTAATTATATAGTTTAACGAAACTCGTTATAAATTAAATAAAAACTCCCCAGGACAAAAGTCCCAGGGAGATATCCTATAAACCAACAAATAGGATTTTTTATAATTTGTATTTAGCATGTAGTTCCTGTAGTGGATAAAATTAATCCTGTAGTAGAGTTCATATTGAACACTTCTAAAGTGACAGGGTTTACAATATAAGACTGTCCTGTAAGGGGTACATTTAATGCTGAATCTGTATATACAATGGTTCCAGTGCTAATAGTTAGTCCAAATGCGGTGTATACAGTTATTATAGGATTTATACATGCTATATCAGCAGATATACCGTATCTAACAGCATATTCAAAATATAATATGCAATTGTAAACTTCACAAACACTTGATATAACTACAGTCACTAATGTACCATCTATTGTTAAGGTGTCTCCATCAACATATGTTCCATATCCTTGTATAACAATAGATGCTCCTTTTATATAGCTTTGGGTGATTGAATTTAACGGTGTATTACCTAACATTGTTCCTGTTGTATCTCCTGCAGCTATTCCAAGAATATTTGCTAAATCAATTGTATCACTTGTATCTGGATCCCCAGCACATATTGTTCCACTTGTATATCCATCTACAAAAGCATCAGATATAACAACTGCTGTTGAATATATAGGATTTGATAGGGTGAATGTAAATTCTCCATTTTCATAGTTATCAAACGTTAACGTAGAGAATTCTGGATTAGGAAGCGTTGTAGTTGTTGTTGTAGTTAATAGAACTGAAATATCTACATAGTTAGGACACTCTCCTTCAGATACAACTCTGATTATGGTTGTTCCGTAGGGAACCAATACAGATGTATATCCTCCTAATAAAGCAGCTTTTGAGACTCCTGCTTCAAATGATGATGTAAATCCATCAACATCTGAAAACAGGGTGAAAGGCCCAGTGTCTGTACCAGCAGTAGTAAGTGTTATTAATATTGTCATTGTATATTGTTGGTTTTTAAGTAATTATAGTATTGTGGTTGTAGTAGTTGTTGTTGGAGCTACAGTTGTTGTAGTAGTTGTAGTTGAACAACACTCTCCAGTATTAACATCAATTCCATTAGCATCTTTAAAAACTGGGAATCTATTATCTATACAAGCGAAATATGGAGAATCACCCACAGTAATAGTAGTTACCATAGAAGTATCGCAATCTATAAATGTAAAATTAGCTGTGTCAAAAATAGTACCATACAGTTCATGTATTGTACAAGGACATATAGTAGTTGTGGTGGTAGTTGTTGTGCTTGATGTAGTTGTTGTAGATGTGGTTGAACAACAATTCTGTAATTGACATATTGCATTATCTATTTTCTCAAGAGCCAATGTTAAACTATCACAAGTGTTTACACCTGTGCATGGTAAATTAGGTCCTGAATAAAAAGTTAAATCAGTGTTTGTTTTATGAGCATGACATGGATCAATACCACATCCTCTTGGAAAGATTGTATGACCACTACTATAACAAGGAGTTCCTGGAATACAAGACATATTAGATTAATTTAAGGGATGTACATAATATAGTAACAAGGCCACACAGGTTGAATATTTGGATGTGCTACATTGTTTCCTACGGAAGAATTGGATACCGTAACATTAATATTTGTTAGCCCTGTTACAGCTGAACTAGTAGTTACTGTAATAGGATCAACTGCACCAGATCCTCCTATTAAACTTGATGGACTTCCTGTATAACCATTAGCATTTTGAAAAGTATGAGTGTGTCCAGGATCAACAATAGTTACTGTTGTAGGATTATGTGAATGTGTAGGGAGATTTTGTGCAGTTAGAACTACAGCATTTACACCATATGGTGTATTAGGTGTGTAGTTTGGATTTGTTGCAGGAAATGCTGGATCTACATTAGGATTATAAGCTAATCCTCCTGGAACTACAGTTACTCCTACACCAACTCTACCTCTTTTATCAGGTGTTCCGTTTTGACCGTTACATAAATAAATCTTATCCCAACCAAGTCCAACAAGTCCTACACCACCAGCATTAAAGTTTGTTAAAGGACCATAGTATTCAACAACTGTATATGGAACCATCTTCTGATACTGTTGTGTAACTGGAGGAGTGATTGATGCCAAATAAGCAGCAATTAATGTATTAAGATCAACAAGTTGTACATAATTAGTTTCTACATCTAAAATAAATGCACAAGTTTGTGTAATCAGCTGTTGTAAAATAGCATGAGTTCCTG